ATTCAGATATATCCAATACCTCCTTTTTATTGTATTTATAAATAAGCGCAGGGAATTGAAGGTAATCCTTATCAATGCTAACAATAATTACTTTATCCCTCCCGTAAATATCACTTAAAGATTTCCAATGCGCTGCGACTAAATCATCTGTTTCCATTCCACAACCTTGAATTCCTTTATAAGTCTTTGTTACGTGCTGATGAATCTCCGCTAATAGAGGAGGTTTGTTTTGTCCTATTCTATTTGCTTTGTATTTCTTAGTAATCAACTTTCTGAAATTCCCCCTACTATCGTTGAATACCAAAACCTCATTTACATCATACAATTCAGATAGTTCATTTATAACCCTTTGGAATGTCTCATCAAATTTTAAAATAACATCCTCAATTTTTTCAAAAAATGATCCTTCTTCCTCTCTAGGTTTGTAGCAACTTGCAAATACTAAACTATCAGCGTCCACTAATAAAATCATTCCTCTACTACTTGACAATTTTCCTTACAAGCATCGCACCTCTCAGAATGTTCTACCACTCGTGCTCCGCAGCAGTTACTTACTCCTTCTTCGTAGTCTATCATTTGATTGGGATTTGTAAAAATGGTCCGTTAAAATTCATTGTGTATTCTTCATCAATATCAAAACACTCCTTTGTCTCAGTATTAAAAAAGATTAATCTTTCTTTAATCAATTCAATAAAGAACATATGCTGATAGGGTGTAGTGTTAATGAAAAAATCAACCACATCTTGATACTCTACGTTTAAAGATGCTTCCTTAGCAGGGTTAACTTTTCCCTCTACAATTTTAGGTTCAAATTTTTTATTTTTCATATCTGTTTATAAATTTATTTCTAGTGTGTAAATAATCAAACCAATAATCAAACCATCTATTGTATTCCATGTGATTGTTAGATGATTTTTTGGCTTTAAGGTATTTATTATAGGCTTCCTTTACTTCCCATTCTTGAGTATCTTTTTCGATAATCCATTCGTATGACATCGCTTAATAGTTTAGTTGGATAACACTCTCTACATACGCTCCAATCAGGCAAGTATTTTGCCTCATCTGAAGACGCTGCATAGTTCCCGCAATCGGGACACTCAATCACATACAATGCGTTATGAATTTTTTTCCGTTCCCTTATTAGTTTTGATCTGCTCATTTTCTTTTAGTTTTTCTACAAGTGCTTCTGCTTCTTTTACGATTTCGTCTACTCCTCCCATGAGGTTTCCGAACAAGTGGTCTAGTGAATTTTCCATTTTTTTATCTGTTTTTGTTTTGATTAAGACAAGGCTTTCACCTTGTTTCGGAAATTGATCCCTCATCAGTTAATCTTTTTTAACCTTGTATCCAAGGGAGGGTCTGCGTTGTAGGTATGATCAGCAAGAAAAGTTATACCATCAACAACATTCTTCAACAAATGTGCATCTGTTGATTTAATATTAGTTGCAGTAGCATCCATACGACCCATACTGTGAACCCACTTAACGAGTTCAATTAATTCTCGTTTTTCCATTTTAATTTTTAAACCCATTCCTAAATCACTCATATCTGTTTTTGTTTTGATTAATAATATTGTAAATATAAACAAAAAATTTTATAAAACAATAGTTAAGCAATTTTTATTTCAGAATATTTTTTATTTATGTCTGCAATCATGTTATTTATTTTCGTAGGATTGCATTTACAAGGCAATTGAACGGGATGATTAAAATTATTTGCGTGAATATCACAAACCAATAAATACTCCTCATGAGTAATTGTAGATCCTTTGCCTTTCTTAAACTCTGTCCATTGCTTTATTTCTTCTTTGGTCATCTTATTATGTTGTTTAGTTTTTTTCTGCGATCATCACAACCACAGTCTTTACCTGTGATTTTAGTATACAACTCAACCACAAATTTGATACCTGTGTATTTCGTGAAGTAGTAAATCCAATCTCCTATTTTCATTTTTGCAAATCTTTTATTTTAAAATTAAATGCCCTTGTGTATTTCATTAAACGGCAGTCCCATTTGTTTACCTGCTCATAATCAACAAAATAAAATAGTGCAGTTGTTTTGTCTAGTATATAGACGAACCAATACAAATCTATTTTGCCTAATCCCTTTTTGTGTGCTTCCTCATTGACCAACAGGCTTAAGTATTTGTTTTCCAAACTTGCCTTTACATCTATTCGTTTGTTTTTAAAAACAAAATCCGCATTTTTGGAAGGGTAAAAATCCAAAAGTTTAGCCATCTCAAAATCAATCCCTTTACAGGTTAAATAATCCATTGCAATTAACTCACCCAAAATTCCAATTGTATTAACGTGCGAATTTTTAACCCCTCTATCAAATCGTGGATTATTTTCCATTATCTTTTCATTTACAACGCTCCTTGCTTCGCCTATTTGTTCTGCGATAAGCCAAAATGATTTTGGGAATATGTGTTTCATATCACTTTTTTTAATTTTTCTTTGACTTTTTTAAAAGTATTGTAAAGCGAATAATAAGGTATCTTGGTCTTTCTTGATAATTCGGCAATACTACTACCGTCGTCTATGATTTGATACACCTTTCTATCATACCAAAACAATTGCCCTACCTCATGCTCTACTTTTTCAAAAGCATCATCGTAATCAATGTTATCTTCTTTTGTTAAAATCTGAATATCTTCAATATTAACAAAATTTACTTTTTTTTCTTTTCGTTTCAAATCCAAAAACAAAGTCCTTAAGGTTTTAAAAACGTATGAGTAATTGAAATTATCATCGTAACTAATATCTAAACCTTCGTCTAACTTTCTTTTTAATTTAATATACATTTCTTGGACTAAATCTTCAGCCGTTTCGGAATTGCATCCAAAAGACTGAACAATGTATCTCCAATCCTTATGCCTTTGTGCTATTTTTATTAAAATCTTCGAGTGGGTCATACATGTCTCCGATTACTTCGGGTAATCCAAATTTATTAATTTTAAATGAAAATTTATCAAATGGATAACCTCTACTCCTTTTACACGAAACAGTTACCCAATCGGTATGAACAGTATTTAATTCTAATTCTATTTGCGTTTCTGCTTTTTTTTCTAAAAAGGATCCTAAATGTCCTGTTGGTTTAGACGTCCCTGTATTGCTATGGATAACCGTCATTATGTGACAATTAAACCGAGCAGTCCACTCCATTAATTTTTGAACACAAAGATTACTTTGCTCTAAATTATTTACGTCCGAAACCAAGTCCGCAATTCCATCAATAATTAAAAGTCCTACGTTTTCGGTATCAATTAAAGCCTGTTCAATTGCCCTAATTCGATCTACATACGACAGTTGCCTTAAAGCAAATGTATAATAATTATCCGAAACGCTTGACATATCCACAACCCTACGGAATCCAATCGATGCATGAAATGCTGCTTGCTCCGTATCAAAGTGTAATAAATTTCGACCATTTCGGTTGCCTCTAATCTCAGCGCTAAAATGATTGGATGCTAAATAAGCAGACGCAAAAAGGCTGACGCAAAAACTTTTTTTTGATTTAGGGGGTGCTTGTAGAAAACTTATATTCCCATACGTCCCTATCGGAATTTTTACAACCTTATTTCCTGCTTTGCTACTAATAACCTTGTTACCATAAGATAACGCAACAGGAGGGTACTCTACTTTTTCTTTTGGGTCAATTTGGCATTCCTTTAGTAATTGACTTATGCTTTTATTTGTCATGTGTGGTATATTAAATAAAAAAAAAGGGGGACTTTAATCCCCCATTATTTAGAACGGTAATCCTGAACCTGATTCAGTTTGTTGTTCTTTTTCCGCAAGGACAATTTTCCCATCTGTCCAAAAAACAGAGCCATTACCAATATACTCTTTTGGTTTTTTCATTTCTCTCTCTTCTTTAGTCTGCGGAACTGTTGCTGCAATATTATTCCCGAAGCGGGACTCATCATTAATCGCTAAGGTAATGTTGCAATAAACTGCTCCATCCTTTCCTTTTACAAATCTCTCTTTAGGGAGTTTGTCTACTCTGATATTAATATTTCCTAGTGTACTCATTTTTATTTGTTTAATTTTAAATCTAATTCAACATCGTGACTTACAATGTATTTCTTTTTAACATCCTCAATATTAAAGCCTTTCTTCATAGCATCTACTACCTTTTGATAATTCGGGGTGTTTTTTACAAGTGTAGGCTTTTGGGTCTTATCGTGATTATTCAAAGCATCACTATCCTGCGTATCATCTATTAATAATAAATTACCAAGACTATACTTTTTCCCGTAAGAGGATGCGGATCCGAACCTTTGCGGCATTTGCATACCTTTCTGTTCCGAATCAACCCCGACAACCGCAGTAGCCTTTATCTTTTGAACTCCATCCGATATAATAGCAGTTGATTGTATTATGTATTCTCCAAGATACTTCTCCTCTATCCAAACCGATACATTCAGTTTTAATAAAAAAGGTTTTATAGCCTCAAGTATATCCTCGGCACTTCTAAAATTGTACTTTCCAAAGGCATTAAACCTTGATTTTTTAGCCTTTAATTCTGTTTGAATTATTGCTAATTTATTATTAAGTGGTATATCCATATTTCTGTTTTAAAATTTGACTTTTTCGGGATCTTCCCTAGATTGTAATAATGCTTGTAGCATCTCAATCTTATTCTCCAACTTGTAAATAATCAGTTGAAATTCTTGTATCTCCACCTTGTGTTGATACTTTAGGTCTTCTATGTTCACGATTTGTTCCATCGTTTTTTTTAACAAATATAAACATTTTATTTTAAAATTAAAGTTACTCCTTTTTTTCCAACTTCATCATGTACGCTTTTTTGTCGTATCTCCTTTGTTTTGAGTTGATCCAATCGTTTATATCTGTTGAAAACGCAAAGGAAAATCTATCCCTACTTGAATCGGTTGATTTGTCATAAAGGACATTTAATGGTGTTGGTGTTTTTTGCTCCATAAAAAAAAGGGGGTTTTACCCCCCTGTTTATTTAATAATCATATTGTGTTTCGTGAAGATCATTCATCCAATCATTAGATACTTGATCATCATCCCAATCGTAATTTGGTTTTTGTTTTATCGTGGTAATAG